TGCTTCATGGCTTGGTTTACAAAACGAAGGATTGATGAAACATTATGGTTTTGATGGTTCAGATCACTTCAGATATGCGAGGATTTTTTAATGAGTTGGGTTTCAGCAGCAGTATCAGTAGCAGCAGCAAGACAAGCAAGTGCAGCAGGTAAATTTAATCAAGCTATACAAAATCGTAATGCTCAAATAGCAGAACAAGAAGGTGAATTAATTGAAAAACAAAAAGAATTTGATCTTGCTACATTTGATAAAAAATTTGCTAAATTTCAAGGAGAAACAAAAACTAAAATATTAAATTCTGGAGTTGAGTTATCAGGATCAGGTTTAAGAATATTAAGAGCTAATGCTGAACAAGCAGAAATTGAAAAAGATATTATAGATTACAATGCAAAAATTGGTCAAGCAAAAGCATTTGAACAAGCTAATTTTGCTAGGATGCAAGGACAAGTAGCAAGAAATGAAGCGAGAGCAGCTGAATTAGGATATTATGCTCAAGCAGGAACAAGTTTAATGAAAGCCTATGGATAATTATGCCTAAAATACCAACATTTACATCGCAAGGTAGACCAACAGCAGATACAACTGGAGTAAGAAGTAATATTTCTATATCTCCTACTTCTACTGTTGCAGCTAAATTATTACCAGCTGCAAATGAATTAAGTAATTATGCAATAAAAAAAAGAGATAATACAGAAAAATTAGAAGCAAATAAAACATTATTAGAATTAAAAGCTGAACAAGAAAAAATTATTTTTTCACAAAGAAATAATATTAATGAAGAAGAAGCTATTAACAATTACAAAAAACAATTTGCTCCTATTTTAGAACAAAGTTTATCAACTATTAAAAATAGAAGAGTAAGAAACCTTGTTAAACAAGGTGCTGATTTAGAAAATTCTGAAAGTATTTATCATTTAAAAACTAATTCATTTAAAGCATACGAAAAAGAAAGTGTAAGAGTTTACAATGATGATATGAATATTGGTGTTAATAAATATAAAACAACAGATAATCCTATTTTAAAAGTTAAATACAAACAAGAATTTTATCGTAAAGCTGAAGAGTTTAATAAAGAACATATGCTAGGAGCAAATGATCTTAAGAAAAGAAAGGAAGCTATTGATTCTGTTTTATTATTAGCTGATGCTGATTCTTTTATTGGTTTACCTAATGCTGAACAACAAATTAATAATTTAGATCAATCATTAAAAGGTGATTCTTTTTTATCTAATGAAGATTTTAATAAAAACATTTATGACTCTTATGTGGCTAAAATTAATTCTTTAGCTGTTGAAGGTGATCCTGGTGCTGATTATGATGAAGCTATTAGATTAACCAATGAGTTAGAAAAATTTAAAAGATACAATGGTGGTGCAGTTGTATCAGGTAAAAGAGAACAATCTTTTGCTGTTTTAAAAGAAAAAATTTTAGGCGAAAGTATAAGACATGAAGATAAAGTTGAAAAGATAATACAAGGAAATAAATTTTTTGAATATTCTAATGGACAAAAAAAATTATTAGAAGCTACATTTTTTAATGCTTTTGATGCTACATTTAATAAAGCAGTTAATAAAGAAAGAGCATTTGAAGCTGGTCAAGAATATGAACAAAGAATTAACGATTATGCGTCAAGCAATCCTGATGCTACTTATTCTGAACAACAACAATACTCAAGAGAACTAAGAATGAATATTGCTGACAAGTATGAAGAAATAGATATAGAAAAAGTAACTGCATTTAATTTAACTGATAATAAATTTAATATTACTAGAGAATTAGGAGATGTAGTAACTTTTTATACAGATTATCAGGCTAATCCTAAAGCAAAAAATATTTTAAAAACATTAGCTAAATTAAATGGCTATGTTCAAGAAAATGGTGAACCTGATGTTAATGGTTTTTTTAATGTTTATTCTCAGATTTTAAAAACAAGAAAAGAAGGTTAATTATGGCGGAAACTCCATTAAGTCAAGATGCTTTAAAAATATTAGAAGAATATAATAATGGTATCAAAAAAATAGAACCTGTTAATTCTGGTTTAATTCCTAATCCTGATCAAAAAGATTTTAATTTTTGGCAAACAGCTGGTCGTTTAGGTTTGTCTGTTGGTCAAGGTGTAGTTAATGCTGTTGAAGAGACAGCTGATTTTATAGATGAAAATATAGTTACACTTGGAGGTGTTGAATTTGGCGATCCTGAAACTTTAGGTAAATTAACTTTTACAGATTTTATTCCTAGATTTATTTCACCTACTAAATGGAAAGCAGAAGAGTATTCAAAAAAAAGACAACTACCTATATTTCACCAACCTGAAGGACTAGCAGAAAATATGACAGAAGGTGCTTCAAGATTTGTTGCGGGATTTATAGGACCTAATAAATTTTTTAAAGCTGTAGGTCTTGGCGGTGGAGTTGTAAAAACAGGATTAAGAGGAATGACTGCAGGAGCAGTTTCTGACCTTACTGTCTTTGATCCTAATGAAGGAAGATTGTCAGATATGTTAGTTGAGTTTGATAGTCCTGTTCTAAATAATGCAGTCACTCAATATTTAGCAACAGATGAAGATGATACTGAAATGGAAGGTAGAGTAAAAAATGTTTTAGAAGGTATGCTTATTGGTGGACCATTTGAAATATTGTTTGGTCTTAAAGCATTTAAAAAAGCAAAAGCTACTAAAGACTTTACAGAAAAAGAAAAGATTTATAAAGAAACTGGTGAAGCTATTAGCGATCTTAAAAAAGGTAAAAAAACTAAAAAGGTTTTAAAAAAAATAGCAGAAAATAATAATGCTATTAATATGAAACAATATCTTAAAAAACTTAATATTGGTCAGAAAGAAGCTAAAAAAGAAACAGAATCTTTTATTAAAAAAATATTAAATACAAAATCACTTAAAAATTCTGCTCAAGTTTTAAAAACAATAGATGATGTTGCAGAAAGATTTGATGAAACAACAAAAGATTATTTACAAAATGATGTCTTAAAAAATTCGGAAGCTGAAGAGTTAGCTACTTTAATGTCAAGAGATAAAGGTGAAATTTTAAAAGCATTACCTAAAGAAGGTGAGAGAGCTAAGACTGCAACAGTTAGAATGATTGCATCAAAACAAATTTTACAAGAACTTGCATTTCAATTAAAAAATACTGCTGAAGGTTATATAAAAAAATTTGGAACTGATAAAAAAAATTGGACTAAACAAGCACAAGAAGAAGTCGCTTTACAATCTGAATTAGTTAGAAATACTGTAGTAGCTCTTAAAGATCAAATTAGAGGTGCTGCTAGAGTTACTCAAGCTGGTAATATTAAAGTTGCAAGATCAGAAGGTAAAATACTTGATTTAGAAAAAATGGTAGACATTATTAAAAATTACGAAGGTGATGTTACAGTCATGTCAAGATTAATGAAAGATGCTGATTTAGAAACAGTTATAAATGATGTGTCAAAAACAAGAGGTCAAAAAGTTATAGAAGCATTTAACTCTGCATATATTAACTCATTATTGTCTGGTGTATTTACACAAGCGATTAACATGAAGTCTGGTATTTATGAAGCTCTTATTAGACCTTTAGAACAAATTACAGGTGGAATTGTAAGAGCTGATACTAAAGCAATTCGATTAGGTTTTGCACAGTATTCAGGAATGATGATGCACATGGGTGATGTTGTTAAAGCAACTCATTTAGCTTTAAAACAAGGAGATGCTATTCTTGATCCTCTTGCTAGAACACAAGACAATTTAGAAATTGTAAATGGAAAAGCTATTAGACCCATTAGTGGTGCTAATCTTGGTTTTGATGGTAGTGCTGGTACAGCGATAGATTGGTTAGGTAAAGTTATAGAATTACCTTCAAGATTATTAATGACAGGAGATGAATTTTTAAAACAATCTAATTATAGAGGTAGACTTTATACTAATGCTTTAGAAAATACTATGGAAAGAGGTTTAGATATTACTTCAAAAGAAGGTAAGGCAAATATAGATAGAATTTTTAAAGAAGGTTTTACTAAAAATGGAAATGCCAATATTAAAGATAGTTCTATTAATGAAGCTGCATTGCAATATGCAAGACAATCAACTTATACGAATACATTAAGAGGTGGTTCTTATTTAGATTGGGGAGCAAAAGTACAAACTTTTTTAAATAACTCTCCTGAATTTAGATTTATGGCTCCGTTTATTAGAACACCTACTAATCTTTGGAGACATATGTCTAATCGTATTCCTGGACTAGGAGTTTTTACAAAACAAAATCAAGACTTATGGAGAAGTGGAGATAGAAGAGCTAGAGCAGAAGTATTAGGCAGACAAATGTTTGGCACATCTATTGCATTTTATGGATTTCATTTAGCGACAGAAGATATTGAAGATAAAAATGGAAATTTTTTTCCTAAACTTACAGGTAATGGACCAGCTAATTTTCAAATTAAAAAAACTTGGTTAGCTAATGGTTGGCAACCTTATTCTATTGCACAAAAAAATAAAGATGGATCAATAACGTATAAACAATACAATAGAATGGACCCTCGTTTTATGATTTACGGATGGATAGCTGACATAAAAGAAAATTTAGCTAACATTAATGATGAAGATAAAGAAAGTATATTTACAGCAGCTATTTTAACAGTCATGAGAAATGCTGCTAATAAAACTTATTTAAGAGGTATTTCAGATGTTGCTGACTTAATTGGAGATCCTACAGAAAATAAAATAGAAAGATTTGTAGGAGGTGTAGTTGGTAATTTAATACCTTATGCTTCATTAAGAAACCAAGGTATACCTGGTATATTAGAACCTGAAAAAGAAGCATATGAAACTAGAGGTTTTGTGGATCAAATTTTATCTCGAACAGGATTAGGGGAAAAGTATTTAGAACCTAGAAGAGATATTATTACAGGAGAACCTATAGAACGAACACCAAGTAGTTTATATTTTAATCCAGAAGGTGTCATATCATTTTCTTCATTATTGCAAGGACCATCACTTGTAGGGAGAAAGATAGATACTAAAAATAATCCTGTGGCTTTTGAAATAGCAAGATTAAGAGTAGCTTTGACACCACCACAAAAAGTAAGAAGTAGAATAGTTGATTTAACTGAATTTAAAAAAGGCAAACAAACAGCTTATGATTATCTGATGGAAAATACAGGTAAAGTAAAAATTAATGGCAGAACTTTTCAAGAAGAAATGATTAATCAAATGAACTCAACCTTTTATAAAAATTTACAAGATCAAGCTGATAATGTTAATTTTGATACAGGTAAAGATTTGGTTATTAAAAAAGTATTTAAAGCATATAAAGATGCAGCTTATGCTAAAATGATTAAGGAATATCCTGAAGTTAAAGAAGCATTAATACAAGCTACCAAACAAAAATATGGAAATTTAGGAAAAAAAAAAGGAGAAGAATCAGATCAAATAAATATGTTATTACCTCGATAATGTGGTATTGAGTAATGAAACTATTTGATATATAGGAATAAAATATGACAATATCATCAACAACAGTAAAAAATTCATATTCAGGCAATGGTAGTAATGACACCTTTGTTTATGGTTTTAAGATATTTGCCA